CGCAAATCGTCCAGTTCTTTGCGGAGCTTTTCGTTTTCGATATCAGTTTCCCTCTGCGCATACCACTGAATTGCCATGGCAGTATCAAATACAGATTCAATGCCCTTACTACCTTTGGAGGCGCAAGGGAGTCCCTGAGACTGCCAGCGTTCAATCGTCCGCGGGTCCACGTTGAAAATTTCGGCAAGCCTCTTTTTATTAACCTTCATGAAAACAACCCATTATCAAATACAAGGCCCGACATGAAAACGCCAGAAAAAGGCATTTTCGGACACTTTCATGTCGGACCTTTACGGATGTAATATTAAAAAAAACAAAAAGTTATATTCGAGAAGTACCGACACGATTTTCCCTGAAAAATTTTCATAAATAGTGAAAAACCGCGAGGTCGCCGCCCCGTAACCGGTCGGATCGCCGGAAAGGACCCACGAAATGATAATGATTATCATCTATATAAGGTTTATCACAACATGTGTGTACGCCATCAAACCACGAGAAATAATCAATTATGACGCAGGTATCGTATTAATTGATCTGCGTCAAATTAACGTAAAAGCAACTTCAGATAATACAAATCAGCAACACTGAATATGGGGAAACGTTATGTCATCAAAGAACAGAACCCGCAGAACAACAACCCGCAACATCCGATTTCCAAACCAGATGATTGAACAAATTAACATCGCTCTTGATCTGAAAGGTTCAGGAAACTTTTCAGCGTGGGTTATTGAAGCCTGCAGAAGAAGGCTGTCAACAGAGAGTTCGGGTATGAATTACATAATTAAGTAACATGGTGTTCACAGAACACGCAGTTACCGGACACATCAGTTTTCCATTNGCTCCCCGGCAGTACAGGCTTCCCCTCTGACGGGATAGCCTGAAAAAATAACACAGAAAATTATTTGTTATAATTAATATAACTTACTCAAAAAAAAGCGACGAGAAAATCAGCATCAACGAACAATAAGCGCCAATACGTGATAACAAATGGCAGCCATATTTATCTGCAGTATAAGCAATGGACAGGATAACCACACCAGAAACCGTCAGCATAAAATCCATTTGAACTTCCCCGGACAAAATCGACTCATCTAAAGATTTACAGCTCTTTTTATTATCAATATGTTAAAAGTAAAATNAACAGATGTTCAATAACACGAATACAAAAACGTGCTGAAATTCAATGAATCCATTTCTGTGTCATCAATTAATAGTGATAAACATCCGGCTTCTTCCACCATCGCACCGGACAGGCGACTATGAGGGGACAACGCCGCGCTCCGTTAACGCGGTAAACCCCGGTGTGTATCGTTTTTGATTATCCCCGCACACTCGCGCAGAGGAGTCTCCCTGTCGGGCTGCGGTCTCTGTTAATGAGGGAATACAGCGACGATACGGCGCATCAACAAAACTTATTTCAGGCACTGAGTGCGGATATAGTCCTGTGCCCCTTCCAGTTGCTTGTGCATCGTCATCAGCCGCTCTCTGAGGGTGAAATAATCCCGTGTAACGGTGTCTGCCAGTTGGGGGCCGGTTGCATTATCCACGCCGGAGGTGGTGGGGGCTTCACGCACGGAGCCTGGACAGGTGGCGTTGATCCGCAGGCGCTTACGACCAGCGGCAACATCAGCGCGCAGAGTTTCATTTTCAGCTCTCGCATCGGATAATTCCCTCGAGTATTTTGCATCGAGCGCAGCAACATCGCGCTGGCGCACCTGCATATCAGTAATGGTTGCGTTCGCCAGCTTCAGTTCACTGGCTTTGTTATCGCGCTGCGCTTTGTAGGTAATCGCGTTATCACGGTAATGGTCTGTTGCCATCCACAGCGCACCACAGGCCACCAGCAGAATAACGATAAACGCGGAAAGCATTCGGTTTATGTTCACCCCAGCAACCCCGACGAAGACAACATCATCCAGGCCATGGAAAGAAAAAGAGCAACCAGCATTAGTGAAAATGAAATGCCGACAATTACACAGAGGATCTTCGCCAGCGTTATGAGTTTGTCTGACATGCTTAATCCTCCCTTCACGATTTCAACGCAATGACCAGTTTTGCCAGCCCATACAGCATCGGGAACACAGCAACACCGACCGCCACCCACTTAATGGCAAAAGCCAGTGCTCTGCTGATGTCATCAGTTACAGGCGCTTTCAGTTCAAGGCCATTTTTCATAGTCAACCTCAACAGAATTCGTTTATACTTCGCCATGTTCTCCCTTGCCTTACTCAAGGTCAGAAACACAAAACCCCGCTTGGTGCCAACAAACGGGGTTTTTACTTTTATTCACTTACGTTTCGCCAGTTCGCAGGATTTCGTGTTATCCGCCCGCGTGGCCATACCTTATTTTTCAGCAAAATATTCTGCTTATCTGTCGATTCCCCAGCACGCCAGCGCGCTCTCCTGGTCACGACGGGATACCTGACCATAACAGTTATTTGAGCGGATACGGCAGTCTCTGCCACCGTCCTTAATCCACCAGCGAATCGCCTCACACGCTCCCCTGCGGTCACCAGCATTCAGCCGCTTATAAAACGTCGACGGGAAACACTTACCGGGGCCAATGTTATAGGGACAGAATGACGCTATACCCGCTTTCTGTGGTTCGGTCAGTGGAACTTTAATATTGCGCTCCACCCATGCCAGCGCCTTATCCCGTTCAATGGCATTAACCTGGTCGCATTTTTCCTTCGACAGTTTCATGCCCGGAATAACAGGTTTACCATCCACCATTGTGGCACCGCGGCAGATGGTCCAGATACCCGCACCATCACGGTATGCCGTTGTGTGGTTACCTTCTTTTTCATCCAGAAACTGGTCGAGAATATCAGGCGCAGGCGCACCGATGGCAATCAACGCCAGAACGGCAGCCGACAGGCCATATTTGATTTTGGTGTTCATGGATATTTATCAGGATTTATCGGTTCCGAATCCCTGGATATGTTAAATCTTCAGCCCGCCAGCGGTAGGACACTGGCGTTTTTCCTGATGGCTGAAATATATCTGACAATTTCAGTAGAGGATTAACCATGCATAACGATCAACATAATTATGATTTATGCCTGCAAGCCATAAATGAGCGGGTAAAATCAGAGTGCCTCTTACTCCTCCCACAAGAACACGATGCAGTAAAATCCATTCAGGCTGAGCCGTATGGACATCTCACACCTGTGACTCTCGGCATTATCGCCAGAGCATTAACACAGCCCATGGCGCTTCATCAGCCCCTGCTTTTTATTGTTCTTCAGGTAATCAATGGCAAATTCAATGAGCGCCTCACTATGCTGGTGCGATGGCGGTGTTAATTTCCCATTTTCTGAGATGGTTATTTTCCCGCCATCTCCGTATACAACAAAGGATGGCCGGTTACACTCCCATTCCTGATCTTTATCAGGTGCAGACGCAATAAAATAACGTTTATTTCCTTCCTCTCCGGCACTTTTAACCGTAATGGAGTACTCAGACTGCAGACAAGACGCCTCTTTTTCTGACCGCAGTGTTGACGGCGGCATCTTCAGAGAACCAGTAATTCTTCCCGGTAGCTTTCCTTTGTAGGTTATCAACACATCCTGCGCCTCTAAAATTATGGGGCGCTTTTCCGGCAACGGTTCGTTCCCTTCACATAACCCGGCAGCAACATCCATGAAAAACTGCTTCGCCTGCTTTTTCGCCTCAGCTTCGTAAAACTCCAGCGTGGCACCTTCAGTACGGTCAAGACTAATCGCCACATCTGGCAACAACAGTGACGGATACCCACCAATTTCCAGTGCCACAGTAACAGTAATCTTATCCGGATAATTATTTATCCCTTTAACACCCAGTTCGTATTTTTTCTTCATCGCTTTACTCCCCCCGCGCCGCCTTACGACGGTCCTCTCTGATTTTGAAATACAGGTTAGTCAGATATGTCAGCAGCCCAAACAGCAGACTCCCCAGCACGCCTATTGCCGCCCACTGAGACGGGGAAACCCTGTCCAGCAACTGCAGGAACCAGTAGCCCGTTCCCACCGCTGACGTGGTGTATGACACACCTGTTGTGATTTTTTCCATCTGGTACATACCCCGTCTCCCGTTATCCGGAAGCTGACAACAATAAAAAAAGCCACCAGTTAAGTACTGATGGCTCTGATAACTCATGCAGGCATCTCAGACGACCCACTGACACTACCGGTGAGTTTAACGATACCTTCCATTTGACTGGCTCACTTTTTATGATGATGCCGGTGCATTTATCTCCAGCACCAGACTTTCTATCTCAACGCCATACGTTGCATTTTTGGTAATATCCGTCAGCGTCAGTGCATTTAGTCCCACTGTCAGACTGTCTTTTATGACCTGGAATGCCGGGCCAGCCACTCCATTCAGTTTCGGAGTAACCGTGGCACTGCCGGCGGTGAACACCAGCTCCAGCGTCTGCCAGTCGTTACTGTAATTCCCGAACTCGCCCAACTTTGTGTTTCCGGCTTTCTTGTGATGCATCAGATTCAGTTTGCCGTCTGTGGTCTGGGTGAAGAACGACATCAGGAACGGGTTACCAGTCCCGGTCATCGCCACGACGTCAGGTAACGCTACATCGGTATACAGATAAATTCCCAGACCGAACTGGTTGTTGG